ACCACTCACATCCAATGTAAGAGATCCTTTATTTCCCGGAAGCATTTTAATAGATCCACTATCAATGATATAATTAATGGTTCTTGTAAGATCTGCAGTGGTTGCAAGGGCTATAATAAAGACATCATCTCCTGGACTTGGAGCTACCGTAAAAATAATATTATTAGTTGATGTAGTGTAATCTTCAATTGGTTCCATTACAAGATTATTTTTAACAACAATAAGTTGTTGGTCATTTATTGGAACATATGAATCGCCAGATGCGTAGAGTCCAAAAGTTTGAGCAACTCCTGTGAATTGGGCGTTTATATTATCAAGGATAATATTACCATATTGAATGGACTTCGTGGGAATTTCATAATCAACGCCTATTCTATAAGGACCAGGTTCGTTTAATGTTACTAAGTAATCCGTCATTATGATACTCCTGGAGTTACCAAAACATTTCCTTGAACAGCTCTAGTTCTGTAAGAATTAGGAGAAATGAGAATGACATCATAAACATACCTACCGCCTTCAATTGCATCAGTTGCCGTAAATCCCATTGAAACAGAAATTTTTCCATTCAATCTATCTACAAAACTGAGAGTTAATGGATATGCAGTAGAAGATGTAGGGTGTTTTCTAATAGAAGAAATTCCCGTATATCCAGTTAAATTTAATGGTGCATTATTAGTGTTCCTGATTGTAAAGGTGGCTTGAAAATCTACCCCTTGTTCAAGAACTAAGTTTACATTCCTTGCCGCCATTATTGGAACCCGTTTTTAAGTATTTATGAGTTGGAGTCTAATTTAGAAAGAATAAGTTTCATCATATCTTTCATTTCATTTACATCCGATTTTAATTGATCAATTTCATTTATTTTTTCTGACATTTCATTCATATGAGAAACCTCTTTCATTTTTGTATTTTTTACTTCCAAATATTTTTGATAATCAGAATCAGAACAATTTAAAATGGCACTACTATTTTTGTCCCTAAACAGACCCTTGTTTCCTTCCACTGGTATTAACATAATTTTAAATAGTTGCGATAACTCTAAAATCTCTAATTTTTGGCACAAACGCTGAGTTTGTTCCGGACATCAAAATCTTTATCTGGAATCCGTTAAATTGTGGTAAATTGGAAGCAGTAAATTCATAAGATTTATAATCATCCTCCAATGTAGAATTTGCAACATTTCTATCAGGTCTTCCATTATTTTTGGATGCATCAATTACTTGAGAATTTGAATCTAAGTTATCATATCCTGGGAATAATTGCCACAATTGAGATGTTGTAGGAGCATCTGCTCTAAAAATTCTATAACATACTCTAATATCATTTGTTGAGTGTCTGAATGCGTCAAAAAATACTTTTAAATTATCAGCAACTTTATCCAAAACAACGATATTACTCAAATAAGTAGCAACAGTTGGATCATCTGTTAAAGAATTGACTCTTGGATCAGAAGCATAATCTGTAACTTTGGAGTTAATTCTATTAGAAATAGTAATTAAATTAACCCTATCTAAGTCTATCATTGGAGAAACTTTTTCATCCTCACTAGTTAATGTAAGTTCCATGGTAAAAGATTTTTTACCAGGAAAACTTGACAGATATGTTTCTTCATTAATTTGGGAACAAATAATTCTTGGAGAAGCAAATTCGTTATTGGAGTTCAAAGAAACATCTACAAATCCTTGATCTAAGAAAGCAGTCAAATCGCTGTCTGGTGAAGATCCACTAAAAGTTCTGGCTTTTGCTGATATAGAGGTTCTTTGTGGTAATAGTGTTTGGAAATTCGGTCTAATAATATTAAATGGTATATTTTGAGTTGCTTTTGGTCCTTTTGGAGATCCAAGTAAAGGAACCGTATCATATGATCCACAAGATTTATCAGTATTAAAATGTAGAGCAGGATATCCAAGACCGTTTGTTGGTGTTCTATCTAAACCTCTACTACTCATTCCGACTTTTACATAATAATAATCTAAATCAGTTGGATAAGTTACTAAATCAGCATCTGAAAAATTGTGAGTTTTATTAATTCTTCGTAAAGATACGCCATTCAATTCATACTTAAATACGGGAAATTCTAGTTCATAACTTCCAGAAACAGTATTATCAATATTTCTTGTTATTCCAGTCAAACTATTCGTAGATGTGACAACTCCAGTATATGAAATAACTTCACTATCAATTAAAATATACCCAGGATTTATTGAAGAAACTGGTAAATTTTCAAAACTAGTAAATATACCAACAGAACTTACAGTAATACTATTTGTAGATGTCGAATTATACGAAGCTTTTAATGTTTCTGGCTTTTGATCTGGTTCTATACCTGAAAGAGTGACTTTATCAACTAAAGAATACATTCCATGGTTGTTGTGACTGACTTTGAAATGCAATCCATCCGTTAAATCAGTTATAGTATTTACAGATGCTCCTGAAAGAAGAGTAGTTCCTGCAGATCCAACATAGAATAAACTATCAATAGAATTTTGATTGAGAGTTCCTTGTACTCTATCAACTAATAAAGAATTGAAAGCTGAAATTACTCCAACATTATTTGGAATAGTAAGAATTAAATTATTTCCTAATCCATCTGTTTGTGAGTAGTTTACTTCCAAAGAATCTCCATAAGCATATCCAGTTCCACCAATAGAAACTGTAGCAGCAATAGCAACTCCATTTTGAACACTTAAATTTACTTTTGCTCCAAAACCAAAACCAGTTATAGAAACCAAATTTACATTAGAATAAGTTTTAAATGTAGAGGTAAATCCAATGCCAGCTGAAGTTATTGTCAGTGTACTTCCGATTCCTACAGATCCCACTACGCTCTTTAAGTTTGATCTAAATTTTGAATTATTACTCTGTAATATAGGACTTCCCGGTGTTAAACCAATAACTTCTGAGGAAGTTAGGCTCTTTCCTAGTCCAATTAAAGTTGATTTAGAAATACAATCCAAAGCATTAGGTCTTAATGTAACTACTTGATTATTACCAATATCTAGTTTTGGATTATAAAATCTAACAGTAGAAGATCCTGTAGCAAACTTTGCTCTATAAAGAGTTAGTTTCAAATCTTCTAGTTGACTTGGATCCCAGGTTGAACCATTTTGTGATTTAAATAAAGATCCAAGTAAAGGTTGTTGTGATACAACTATCTTTTGGGATTCTGGTAAATTTAATGTAGTCACATCTTCTTCGCCCATTCTCGAAACCCATACTGTATATTCATTTGATGCTGAAAGTAATACTACGCAATAAGAATTTCCACTTTCAAGATACACTGGAGATGGGAAAGTAAATGTAGTTGCAGTTTTACCATCATCAGATATATTAACTTGACTTGGATCCAAAACAACTTCGCCAAATGGAATTATGGTTGTTGTAGGCAAACCAGTTTGCATAGTTCTGATTTGCATCGTAATTGGTAAACTATTAGTATCTTTAGATTTGAAGAATACATCACATTTTGTAATAAATACTCCGTTTTCATCGGGAACTTCAAAAGATTGAGCAAGAGGATCAACCCATCTTGTTTGAGTTACTGTACGATTCGTAAAAGAAGTTCCGGCTTGAAGATTTGTTTGTTGTGTGGTCGTTGTTCTTTCTTCGGATCTATTAATTCTTTCAACATTTGCATTTCTTGTTCTCAGAGTAACTTCTTCAGTATTATTCAAAAGTCCAGAAGATGTGAACTTCGCATCAGCTGTACTATCTGTAGATCCAACAATTGTAGAATTAGTTGAACTAGTTGTAAGAACAAAAGTTTTTGTTCCAGTTTCAAATGATGGGGTGGATTGTAATTTTGAATCTGGAATATATAAAGAACCGATTAGAGTTCCTGCAGCATCTGTAATTAATCTAACATTTGTTACTTTTGCAATAGCTTTAGATGTTTCCCCCTTTAATTGCATATTAGTAATAATATGTCCATAAAATCCAGAAGCAGATTGCAATTCCAACGAAGCAGTATCAACATTTAATATTGTCGAAGTTGTTGAATAAGATGTAGGTATTGATTGAGATGGAGAGTATGGATTGGATGTATAAACTTGTTCTGGCTGATTATATGGTCCATACTTATGATTAGGAGTGGCTAATCTAAATCTAATCGAAGTAGTTCCCACTGTACCAGTTACGGTTTCCCCAGCATTGAAAGTACCACTCTCCATTTGAATCTCAATAAGTTTTGGTACAATATATTTGTTCATATCAACATTATCAAAAAATGCATATAATTGCGTTTTTGGTTTTAATCTTCTTGCAATAAATTCAATATTTCTACATCTCATTGTATGAATAACTTCTGTCGATATAACAAATGTTCCCAAATTAACAGTATCATATCGTTCAGATACTTTATATTGAATGCCTTTTCTGGCTTCTTTGGTTGTTGTAAGGGTAGTTACATTTGCAAAATTGGTATATTGATCTCTATAATTAATAGTTGTAGTTTCAGGAATACCCCTACCTTTTTGGAATCCGCCTCTATGAGTGCTTCTAGAAATTTCTTTAGTTCCAACATAGATGCTACCCATGTTTTGTCTGGCAATTTCTTGAGTACCAGTCCATGTTGTTTCCCAAGCACCCCAGTCAATAGGAGATAATCCAGTATTTGTGTCTACACCTAATTGTTGTATAGTTGTTGAATAATTTCCTTCTTGATCGACAGTTCTTTTTGTGCCTTTTGTTTCAATCCAAGTATCTGTCGATGGATTTAGTTCTATTGCACCAATCCAATTTACAACAGCAAATGGATTAACATTTTCAATTTTAGTTGCAAATGAATTTTTTAGAAATTCTACATCAGTATACTTTAAACAAACAACATCGCCAACTTTAACCGTATTTGGATTACCCAAATCTGTTACGAATCTTAGGTCCGCGTCAGGATTTGAGACATTTGATGTTCCAATTACAGCTTCAGACCCTAAGAGAAGATCTAAAGATGTTGTATAGTGTTGAGGTCTAAGTAAACCTTCTTTTGTATCAATACTGCATTTGTGTTGAGGATCGCCCAAAGATCCAGAACTTACTGATTTAAAATTATCTACAAGAAATCCACACTTAAATCTATCTAACTGTGTTTGAGAATCTCTCAATGTTAAATTTTTAGTGTCGGTTTCTAAGAGAGACAACGAAGTATAATATTCAATATTTCTTATTCTGTCTTCAAGTCTAGCAATATCTTGCATTCTATATCGTTTATGCGGAGACAATTGTACTGTCACATCTCCAACATTATAAACATATGGTTTCATTGTAATGGTAGCTACTTCTAAAGCATTATCAATAACTGATGGAGAAATGGGGGCTAACGATGGAACTCCTTTAGAAACGAAAAATTCACCATATCTATTAAGATATAACTTATCAATTCTAGCAAGATAATAAGAATAAGTTAAAAATAAATCTTTGTCTTTAGCAAAATTATAAGGAGTAGAATTTGTTTCTGGTAAAAACTTTCTTGATTCAAATTCAAAAGGAGAATATGGTGTTATAGTACTGTTATAAGGACTAACTCTTGGTCTTAAATCAATAATATCACTT